ATCTTTCTCAGGCATATTAAGACCTGATGCCATTAAAGATGCCGCCGCAGACGAACGTTCAGCCGCTGCAATTGCTATTTTATTTAACTCACCCATTGAAATTCCCATTTGTTGGGCCATCTCTTTAGACTTTCTTAAATTAACACTAGTTACTTCAAACCTACCTTGTTCTTGATTATATGTTGCTAAACCACCTGCTGCACCAATTAATGCATCTTGTAACCCTTCAACATTATTTGTTGCCATGTACATTAATTTCAATGGGTCATTAAACGCACCTAAAGCTCCGCCTAAAACTTGCATATTAGCCGTAAAATCAATTGCGCTTGAGGGGTCAAAAACTTTTTCTGCAATGCTAAACACAGAATCCATACTCATTCTAAACTCAAGTGCCTTTCTTGACATATCCTCAAGACCTTTTACACCATTTTTAAACCCGTACTCATTAAGTTTACCCATGCTGGCATTCATAGTTTCGGTAACTTTTCTAGCGCTCATACCTAATGATATGCTTTTTGAAGCTGCAACATCTAAATTTTTGATTGTGTCATTAACACCAACACCTATAGTTTCATAGTCACTCATAATTGTGGCCATTTCACTCATATCTTTTCCTAATACCCTAGCAAGTGGTGCCGCATTTTCCATGGTTTTTGAATTAATAAATCCAAATTTACCTGAACTATCAACCAATCCTGTAAAAAGGTCACCAATATCCGATAATTCAAAACCATAACGTTTTGCCTCAACTGACGCATCAGCCATATCTTGTCTTAACGCTTCCGATAACTCTCCACTTAAACCTGTTTTTGCATTAACTTCAGAAAGTAATTTTGATTCTTCAGTTAATTGGTCAATCGCTGCTTTGTAAACAACCTCAGCACCACTTGTTATGGCTCCAATAACATTTGCACCATTATCTTGTAATATTTTAGCGATTTGTTCGGCGGTAGAATTTGGGTCTTCCTGTCCTAATTGACTTCTATAAATGTCATTCATTTTTTCGCCAATAAATTTTGTGGTCACATCGACAATTGAGAATGTTTTTTTAGCAAAACTACTAATACCATCACCCAAACTTGCACCACCACCGCCACCACCTGAAGACTCGGCGGCACCCGCCGCTGCTCTTGTTGATGATAAGTCTAAATTTTTATAATATGCTTGTTTTCTAGCAATGGTTTCACCAGTTGCGTTCTTATCTACATATTTTTTGTAGTATCCTTCAAACTCATTTGGATTGTTTTTGGCTAATTCGTGTAGTTTTTTATCATTTGGCATACATATAAATAGAACGTTTAACTATTTTCCGTTTCTAATTCGATAATATAATTGATGTAGTATCTTCTAACATAAACAGGCATACTCATAACGTCACTATATGTGAAACCTTTTTTTACTAAAAATAAAATCTCGTCTAATTGATTTTTTCTATAATCCGAAGAAAGGACGAAAAAACTCAACCCCGAACCCTAAATCTATTTGGGTTTTGTCTCCTGACGGGGTTGTTACTTCTTGTGTTAAATCTAATCCAGGTTTATTTTCGTTCACATATTTTCTAAAATCTTGCGAATCTTTGATTGGTAAGGTTTCGATGAAATTACGAATTAACATTAAATCCTTATTACCATTAACGGATTTAATCATAAACTCAAGTTGTTTGGTAACAATTGGTGCGACACCTAAACCATTCCAACTTTTTCTTATTTCTTCAATTTCTTTTTCTTGTTTTTTGGTTAAGAATTTAAAAGTGACATTAGCCTTACTTTTTTCCATAGCAAATGGGTATTCATTATTGGTGTCAGCAACTAAATTAAACTCTTTTATTTTAATTGTAGATAAATCGACTGTTACCGCATATTCCTCATCGGTTTTTGGGTCATTTAATGTGATTTTATATTCACTACCAAATGCCGTATTTCTTAAAAATATTAAGATTGCTTGTCTATCTTCCTCGATTATTTCATCGACAGGTAAATCCTTATCAACAATTTTTCTTTTTAGTAATTCTTCAACAACCCCACCTGAATTGATTAATGCTGATGACGATAAAATGTTTTCATCAGATGCGGTGAGGTAAGCAACTCTTACACTTTTTTTGTTATTAGCGTAGTATATACCTTTACTTGGTAATTCGACTACATCATAAGCGATAGTTGGGTCAATTCTAAATTCTTCCATAAACACTAATTTACATTATAATTAGTTGAAAGTAAAGTTTTTGGACATAATAAAACCGGAACCCATTAGACAGATTTACTAATTTGAGTTCCGGTTTTAATAAAGTTAATAAAATATTAGTAAACTTGGATACATCTATCCATTCTCAATTCACAAGTGATTGAGGCGATAGCGTCGGTGCTATAATCTAAAGCTCCAAAATCTACCGATGTTAAGAATGCTCCTTGGATAATCCATTTTTCAACCACAACACCTGTTGGGTCTAACATTTCTAACTCAATGTCTTTTTTATAACCTGCTGCGTATCCCATACGACCAGTAACTGATTCTGCGTGTAAACGGAACCATTCCATCAAAGCTTGTGAAGCTGAGGGTCCAATTGGGTCTTTAAAAGTAACCGTCATTGAATCCCAAGTAAATCTACCGGCAACATAAGTTGATGTGTTTAAGAAAGGTATTTCAGTTGAAGTTATTTTTGCTGAAGGTCTTTTAGTTGATGTGACATACCATTCATTGATGTTCATTGATGAAGGGAATCTCAAAATAAATCTGTTCTGTCTTTTCGGTTCAAATGGAACCGGCATTTTCATTAGTAAATCTGCCATTTTGTATTTGTTAAATTTTTCTTTATTTTACTTCTTATAAATATGTAATTTTTAAAAAAGTCATTTATTTTCTATTAATTATTTGACTATGTCATTTTTTTTCGTTAGTTTTTTACAAACACCCAGTATTACTAGTTCCAGAATAAATAATAACTAGTATAATACTAGTAATAATAACTAGTTTTAATAATATTAATAAATACTAGTATTACTAGTACTAGATTATACTGGGTAACAAAAAAGGGATACTCTTTATCGGAGTATCCCATTTTTTTTGTCCAATTGATATTAGATATTTTCGAACGAAGCTCCTGTTGGAGTAATTACAAATTCTAAATCAATAAATTCAAGAGAACGAGTTGGTTTGATGTAAATCTTTCCTCTTAAAGTATTAGCATCTATATCCTCAGGGTCATTAGAAACTGAAACTTTAAACTCATTTAAACCTCTTTCTTTCTTAATAGATTCTAAGATAGGATTAACTAATCTCAAGAATTCTTGTCTTACTTGTTCATCATTTTGTTCGAATAACAATCTTACCGCAACTGCCGAGATTAATTTTCTTGCTCTTAATAATAATCTTCTTACGTTGATTCTATCCAAAGCAGATTCTCTAACTTGAAGAGTTTTGTTACCCCAAATGATAGTACCCGTATCAGAGAACGTAGCGATTGGGTTAATTCTGTTCTTATATAATTCATCTCTTTCATCAAGAGTTAATTTCTTATATGCTTTAACCGCATTTACTAAACCTCTTTGGTAACCTGCAACTGCAAACCAAGGATATGATACGTTGTCTGTTAATGCAATGTTTTTCAATACCTCACCCGTTGGTGGAATGAAAAGTTGCGTTGCATTATCTGTATCTCTTACTTGAATCCAAGGCCAATATGTTGCCGAGTAGTTAGTATCCAATGAAACTGAATCCAATGAACCTACAACACCGTCAGCCGATGTATCGTTTGGTGCACCAATGATGTAAAGTGAATCCGCTCTATCATTTTCAACCATATCAATCGCTTGAGTTGTTAATGAACTGTGGTCAAAGAAATTGATACCTGGAGTTGCAAAAACGTTAATGTCAATTGCTTCAGGGTTAGCGAATGTTTGAATACCTTGTAAGTAAGCGTAGTAATCCGAGTTACCAACTGTAGCACTAAACACACCGCTATTATTTACATTACCATTTGAATAAGTTGTTTTACCGTAAATGTACGCATCACCATTTGTTCTTACAGTTCTGTATATATCCCAACCATCACGTCCACCGTATACCGCAAATGTAAATTTACGATAGTTGATATTATCTAAAAGACCCTTATCAGTACCTTCTAAATCGTAGTTAGTTGTTTGGAATACTTTTGTTGAATTGGTGTCAGTAATTCCTGATGCTTGTAAAGAAAGGTGGAAACCGTGACATACTGTGTTAGCATCGTCAGTAGCAACTCCTTTATATTTTAATAAATCACTATCAAAACCAACTTGTGAAGAAAGACCCAAAGAAACTTTCTTTACTTTATCCCCACCTGAAATATTTGGAGTACCGTCAGAGTCGTAACCAATGATATC